TAAAACAACTAACTTTACAGTCGATGGTTCGACTACAATCACGTTTGGTTCAGCACCCGCTGCTGGTTCAAGCAACGTAGTAGTTAAACTAGGACTTAAAATAACAAACGATCAATTCTATGATGATAACTATGCAGATGGTTCTGCTTCAGTAGGCTCTTGGGCTTCGAAGTATCCTGGCGCATGGGGTAACTCACTCGGCGTATCAGTTTGTGCTTCTGCTGAAGCATACGAACAAACTATGCCTGCTGACAACAAGGTTAACGGTGCGTTAGCAGTTGGCGACACAACGGTTACTGTAGATGACGGTACAGAGTTTTCTGTAGGAGATATTATCTTCTTGCAAGAAGAATCCGGCCAACAGTATGAAGTTACTGGAATTGCAACACACGTTCTTACTGTTCGTCAATTAGACAATCCAAATGGTGGCGGTATTCTTTCCATAGTCGCAGATGATACAGTTATCCGTAGACGTTGGAAGTTCTATGACTTGTTCGACGCTGCTCCAGGCACATCTGCTTGGGCGGTTACACAAGGACTATCTACTGCTGAAGACGAACTTCACGTTGTAGTATATGACACAACTGGTGAAATCACTGGTTACGACATTGATGTTGCTGGAAACAGAGGTAATGCAATTATCGAAACACACGCATTCTTGTCAAAGCACCCAAATGCAAAAACACCACAAGGTGGAACTGCATTCTACCCAACAGTAGTTAATCGTGCTTCTACTCACATCTGGTGGATGGATCACCCTGCTGCTGGTGCAACAGATTGGGGTACTAACCTTACATCTGCTGGTACTGATAAAGTATTTGATGCACAACATCTTCCACACGTTGACACTTTGTCAGTCGGACAAGATGACCTTACTGCATCTGTAGGTGAATTAACACTTTCATATGACCAGTTTGCTGATACTGAAACAGTTGATGTTAACTTAATTATGGCTGGTACATCACCCGCTGGTACAGACGGAACTGCACACGCTGCTGCTATTATCGACCTTGCAGAGACAAGAAAAGATATGGTTGCATTCATCTCCCCTCGTAGGGCAGATGTTGTTGGTGTAACTTCTGGTGCAACTCAGACTACAAACGTCAAGACATTCTTTGACGGACTTGCTAGTTCTTCATATGCAGTATTCGATTCTGGATACAAGTATATGTACGACAAGTACTCAGACGTATATCGCTTCGTTCCTTTGAACGGTGATATGGCTGGACTTGCTGCGAACACAGACAATGTTGCTGACCCTTGGTACTCACCAGCTGGTTACAACAGAGGACAGGTTCGTGGTGCAGTTAAACTTGCATACAACCCAACTAAACCACAAAGAGATATTCTTTATCCTGCTCGTGTCAACCCAGTTGTCACATTCCCAGGCCAAGGTACTGTACTCTTTGGTGATAAGACTGCTCTATCACGCCCAAGTGCATTCGACAGGATTAACGTCCGTAGATTGTTCCTTGTTCTTGAAAAAGCAATCGCTACTGCTGCTAAGTATCAGTTGTTTGAATTCAACGATGGATTCACACAATCACAGTTTAGAAACATGGTTGAACCATTCTTGAGAGACGTTCAAGGACGTAGGGGTATTACGGACTTCTCAGTAGTCTGTGATGAAAGAAACAACACAGGTGAAGTAATTGATAGAAATGAGTTTGTTGCAGATATCTACATCAAACCTGCTCGCTCAATTAACTTTATCACACTAAGTTTTGTGGCGGTGAGAACCGGCGTTAACTTTAGTGAGGTAGGAGGCTAATATGACAACTGCAAATATCAATGACTTTAAAGCAAATATTCTTGGTGGTGGCGCTCGTGCTAACCAATTCCAAGTATTTCTAGACAACCCAGCTGGTTTCGGCGTGGGCATAAACGGTGATGTAGATGCATTCATGGTTAAGGCAGCAAGTTTGCCTGGCCAAACGATAACAGAAGTTCCTGTTCCTTTTAGGGGCAGAACATTATATCTTAGTGGTGATAGAGAGTTCGAAACTTGGACAACAACTATCATCAACGATACAAGTTTCAAAGTTAGAAACTCTATCGAAAAATGGATGAGTGGAATCAATGACTTGGAAACAAGTGTTGGTGCTACAGTTCCATCTGAGTACTTTGGTGTAATGCGAGTGGAACAACTTGATAGAGATAACAACCTTTTGAAGTCTTATACACTGAAAAACTGTTGGCCAACTTCTATTGCTGCTATCGACTTGAACTACGACACAGTAAGTGAAATTGAAACCTTTGATGTAACGTGGAGATACACTGATTTCACGGCATCCGGCGTATAATCCACCTTTTTAAACTTACTAAATAGTAAGGTAAAATTAGGAGAATTATAGTATGGCGGAACTTTTCGGTTTCAAGATCACAAGATCAGGACAGGACGGAGGCAGTGATGGATTCACTGCCCCCGCTTCTGATGACGGCACTCTTGATATAGTATCAGGTGGTGGACACTATGCGTCTGTCTTAGATCTAGATGGTCGTGACACAAGTGACATTGAATTAATTAAAAGATATCGTGACATTGCACAACAACCAGAGTGTGATAGTGCTATTGAAGATATCACAAATGAAGCAATCGTTTCAGATGAGAGGGATATGTCAGTATCCATCTCTTTAGATCGTTTAAAAGTCTCCCCTAAAATTAAAACAAAAGTTCGTGAGGAATTCCATGAAATCCTACACCTACTAGATTTTAATGCAAAGGGACACGAAATTTTCAGACGATGGTACGTTGATGGTAGACTTTACTATCATAAAATTATCGACCCTAAAAATCCTCGTAAGGGAATTAAGGAAGTTCGATATATTGACCCTCGTAAAATTAAGAAGGTACGAGAAACCCAAAAAGAAAAAGATCAGAAGTCGGGTATGGACATTGTTGCAAATATCCAATCCTATTATCTCTTCAATCAATCAGGCTGGGACTCACCAACAGGTGCAACACAAGGCGTAAAGATTACTGATGATTCAATCAGTTATGCTCCTTCTGGACTTGTTGACATGGGTAAAGGTACAGTACTTTCACATTTAAACAAAGCAATTAAACCTGTCAATCAGTTGCGTATGATTGAGGATTCTTTAGTTATCTATCGTATATCTCGTGCGCCTGAAAGACGTATATTTTATATTGACGTTGGTAATCTACCAAAGATGAAAGCAGAATCATATCTAAAAGATGTGATGAATCGTTATCGAAACAAGATGGTTTACGATGCACGAACTGGTGAAATCAGAGATGATAGAAATCATATGTCAATGTTGGAAGACTTCTGGTTGCCTCGTAGAGAAGGTGGTAGAGGTACAGAGATTACAACCTTGCCAGGCGGTTCAAACCTTGGTGAGATTGATGATATTACATACTTCCAAAAGAAACTTTATCGCTCATTGAACGTACCAGTATCTAGACTTGCAGAAGAGTCAGGATTTCAGATTGGACGTTCTGATAACATTACTCGTGATGAACTTAAATTTACTAAGTTTGTCCAAAGACTTCGTAAGAAGTTTACAGCTCTATTTGCAGATATGCTCAAGACACAACTTCTACTTAAAGGTGTTATTGCACTAGAAGAGTGGGATACGTTTAAAGAACATATCCAGTTCGACTTTCTACAGGACGGACACTTTGCAGAGTTAAAGAATGCAGAGATACTTAGAGAAAGATTAGATATGCTAGGACAAATCGAATCTTATGTAGGAACATACTTCTCACATGAATACGTTAAGAAGAACATTCTTCGTATGACTGATGAAGAAATAGAAGACATTGAAACTCAAATCAAAGATGAGGGTGGAAGTGAAGAAGATGAGATGGGCGCAGACGATGGTATGTTTGCAAACAACAATCCAGAAGAAGGAGATAAATAATGGACAATGTAAAAGATTTTGTAGATTCTATTGCATCAGGAGATAACCTTGCAGCAGAAACTCATTTTAATAGTGCTCTCGCCGCTAAGGTTGGTGATGCACTAGAAACAAAAAGAACAGATGTGGCGCAGACATTCGTGACGCACCATATTCCAGAGGCAGAAGAAGATAGTGAGTAAAACCCTTTCCCAGTTCAAACAGAACTTGCCAGAGAAAGATGAGCACAAATCGTCTAAGGAGTATAAAAACTTATCTCCGCAGATGAAGAAGGCTATTGACGCTATTTTCAAGGAAATGGATTCTAAACCCTCAGATTTCCTAAATACCTTTGAAAAGACTATAAATAGTGTTTCTAAGAAGTTCAAAGTACCTACTAAGGCGCTTATGGGTTACTTCGAAAAAGAAATGCTTACAATTTAGGAAGAGTAATATGAAAGTTTTAGGAGCAGAAGTCGCCCTCGCAACAGGTTCAACAGGAATGACAAGTACTGGTGCGGCATGGGTATTTAATACTGGTTCAGCTGGTTTAGTAACAGTCCGTAATGCTGATGACGATGCAGATATTGGAACAATCCGTGTTCCTGCTGGTGGAGGAATTACAATTCACTTAGAAGCGGGTCAAGGATTGCGTGGTGCGTCTACTATGAAGGCAACACCAATCGGAAATTCGGGGTACTAATATGAAACTTATCGCTGAACAAATCCAAGATGTAGAATACATCATCGAAGAGAAAGATGATGGAAAGAAAGACATGAAGATCAAAGGTATCTTCATGCAGGCAGACATGAAAAACCGTAATGGTCGTGTCTACCCAATGAACGTGTTAGCTAAAGAAGTTGCACGTTATAACAAAGAATTTGTTGCTGAAGGTCGTGCGTTTGGGGAACTGGGTCATCCAGAAGGCCCTACTGTC